CCAGACGAAGGGTTCGACTTCTAATCGGTACCGATCCAAGTTCGAGGCATCAGTAGCGGCCAGCCTTAAGGCCCGTGGCTTGCAGTTCGGGTACGAGGTGCAAGCCCTGGCGTACACCATCTCTGCGGTTTACACCCCGGACTTTGTGTTGCCCAATTGTGTCATCGTGGAGACCAAGGGACTGTTTGATTCAGATGACAGGCGCAAGATGGTGGCCGTCAAGGCACAACATCCAGACCTGGACATAAGGATCTGTTTCATGAAAGCAGATGCCAAGTTGAGTCGGGCCCCTCGGTCGATCACGTATGCGCAATGGGCCGAGAGGCATGGCTTTATCTGGTGCGAAGGCAACATCCCAACCACATGGACCCAACAATGACTGATTACCACCCCGCACCGTTTGACGACTTCTCAACCGAGTTGCGCGATCCGTGGCCGGTTGTTGAACGGCTGCGTATGGCGCTGCGCGAAGCCGAGCGCTACTGCCTTGGTGCTGAGAACATTACTGGCCACTGCATTACAGACCTAATTGCCCGCCTACCTGATGAAAATGACTGACTTCTGGGGCACACCCGCTGCCGCCCTGGCTGAGGATCCGGTGGGGCCCACGGATGAGGAGTGATGCCATCCAGATTCCTGAAACATGAGGCCTGTCCCAAGTGCAAATCAAAGAACAACCTGGCCCGCTACGACGACGGTCACGCGACCTGCTTCGGATGCGGGCACCAGGAACAACCAAAAAAAGACAAGGCCGAACCCCGCATGGAGCCACTGCCACCACCGGTCACCCCGATCCTTGAGTTCATCGAGGCCCGGGCGTTGCCCAAGCGCGCCATAACGGAGGAGACCTGTGCCCTGTTCGGCTACGGGTCTTCTACCCACAACGGGCGACCCGTCCAGGTGGCGCCGTACCGCAACCAATCCGGCAAGGTAGTGGCTCAGCACCTACGCGGTGCAGACAAGCGCTTCAGCTGGCTTGGAGACACCTCTGGTTTGCAGCTGTGGGGCCAGCACCTTTGGCGTCAGAACTTTGGCAAGGAGACCAACCTCTTTGTCACCGTGACAGAGGGGGAGATCGACGCCATGTCTGTCTCTCAGGTCCAAGGCAACAAGTACCCCGTGGTGTCGCTCCCTAATGGGGCCCAATCCGCGAAGAAGTACGTAGCCGCCAATGCCACATGGCTGGGTCAGTTCGCACGGATCGTGCTGTGCTTTGACTCCGATGAGCCCGGTGTCAAAGCAGCCGAGGAGTGTGTTGCGATCTTGCCTTTGGGCAAGGTGGCCGTGTGCCAGTTGCCACGCAAGGACGCAAACGAGATGCTGGTGGCAGGCGAAGGCGACGTCCTCCGCGAACTGCTCTGGAAGGCAACGCCAACCAGGCCCGATGGGATCGTTAATGCGAACGACCTTTGGGACGAGCTGATCAAGCCTGGCGCTTTATCGGCTTGCCCTTACCCCTGGCCACAGTTGGATGCCATGACCCGTGGCTTCAGACGTGGCGAGATGGTGACCCTGTGCGCTGGCTCAGGTGTCGGCAAGTCCAGCGTATGCCGGGAGTGGGCCCATCACTTCCTGCGGGCTGGACTCCGTGTTGGGTACATCGCCCTGGAGGAGAGCACCAAGCGCACCATGCAGGGAATCATCGGCATCGAGCTCAACAAACCCATTCACCTGGACCCCGATGCGGCCGACGAACGTGAGATCCGAGATGGCTTTGACCGTGTGTTTGGCACTGGTCGTTGCTACCTGTATGACCACTTTGGATCAATGGACCCAGACCACCTCATCTCCAAGATCAGGTACCTGGCCGATGCAGAAGGCGTCGATGTCGTGGTTCTCGATCACCTCACGATCGTCATCTCAGGACTGACAGAGCTGGATGAACGTCGTGCTATCGACGTGACCTGCACCAAGCTTCGCCAAGTGGTGGAGCAAACGGGCATTGGCCTGGTGCTGGTGTCGCACCTCAAGCGACCAGAAGGCCGCGGCCATGAGGAGGGGGCCCAGACCAGCCTTGGTCACCTGCGTGGCAGTCATGCCATAGCGCAACTCAGCGACATGGTCATCGGTTGCGAGCGGAACCAGCAGGGCGACCTTGCTGAACGCAATGAACTGCAGCTCCGGGTCTTAAAGAACCGGCACTCAGGACAGACGGGACCCTGCGACAAGCTGGTGTACGACATGAACACCGGCAGACTTGTCGTGCCAATGTCCCAATACTTTGGAACCTGAACTCACACCAATGCTTTGCCCCAACTGCGACAACAAACAACAAACCTATGGAGACTTTGCATCGTGACTTTGCTTGTGGATGCTGACTGGCTTCTGTACGCAGCGTGTTCCGCTTGCGAGTGCGACATCCGATGGGACGAATGGGTTCACACCTTGCACCTAGAGCAATCGGATGCCAAGAGTTACATGACCCACCAGGTGGGCAAGTGGCAAGAGGCGACCAGCCACAAAGATGTGGTCATGTGCTTGTCGTCGTATCCGACCTTCCGGCATGAGCTCTCCGTTGAGTACAAAGCAAACCGGGTCGGACGTCGTAAACCCTTGGGCCTACGTGATCTACGGGTCTGGCTTGAGTCCGAGTACGAGGTCAGGTGTCATCAGAACTTGGAGGCTGACGACGTCATGGGGATATTGATGACCAACGGGTCGTACAAGGATCCGATCATGGTCACTGCCGACAAGGATATGCGCACCATCCCAGGCAAGTTGTTGCGCATGGATGTCATGGAAGTCAACAGCTTGGCAGAAGCCAACCGGAACTGGATGATCCAGGCCTTGGTCGGTGACACCAGTGACAATTACCCCGGGCTGAAAGGGTTTGGACCAGTGAAAGCTGAGAAGTTATTGGCTGAGCGCCACACCCTGCCAGAGATGTGGGACGCCGTCGTCACCGCATACCGCAAGAGTGGTGAAACGTTTGGTGATGCGTTGCTCAATGCCCGCATGGCCCGTATCCTGCGACGCGGAGACTATGACTTCACCACCGCTACGGTGGAGTTGTGGGACCCAGACCGTGACCCCGCAATGAAGATCAATGGATGACCTGTTCCCCCCGGTTGACGAAGCCCTGCTGAAGCGACTCGACGAAATTTATCCTGAGTCCAGCCCTGACCCAGCTGCGTCTGATCGTGAGATCTGGATGGCAGTGGGCACCAGGCAGGTGGTCCGCATGCTATGGGCCGTTTATCTTGAACAACAAAACGAGGCTTGATCCATGTGTGGCATAGGCGGCGCCCAAAGACAGCAAGCGCAACAGCAAGCGCAAATTGCAAGCTGGCAGCAACAGGTCCAGCAGGACCAGCAAATGGCCATGCAACGGCAAATGGCTGATCAGCAACAGGCCAATTACCAGGAGCAGCTGGCCATTAGCAAGGCGCCACCCCCGCCTGCACCCAACCCAGGCACCATGGCTGCAACGCCAGCACTTGAAACCGTGGACCAGACCACGGCTCAGACCAAGCGGGCTGGTAGCGGCCGGAAGAAACTCCGGACCGACATGCCGCAAATGTCCGCGCTTGCGATCCCGGGTGTTGGTTGATGGAACTTAATCTGACCAGCAACGTTGACCGCCAACCCAAGCCGTACGGGGAGGACGGTGGCACGGCTGCGGCCAGGTACGGCCAACTGCAAACCAACCGGGACCCGTACCTGCAACGGGCCCGGGACTGCAGCAAGGTCACCATCCCGGGCCTGATCCCGGATGCAGGGCAGGGGGACCGTGGTCGACTCAAGACCCCGTACCAAAGCCTTGGTGCCCGCGGTGTCAATTACCTGGCGAGCAAGCTGCTGATCACATTGTTCCCCCCAAACTCCAGCTTTTTCAAGCTTGAGATCGACGACCTGGCCCTACGGGTTGCAGAGCAGGGGCCCGAGATCAAGACGGAACTGGACACTGCTTTGGTCCAGGTTGAGCGGGCTGGCATGTCTGCCTTTGAGGTGGCCAATGGCCGGGCCTCAATGCACGAAGCGTTCAAGCACCTGCTAGTGGGTGGCAATGTGCTGCTGTACGTGGCGGAAGATGGCATCAAGGTGATCCATCTCAACCGGTTCGTCGTGTGCCGCGACCCAATGGGTTCCGTCACCGAGATCGTGGTCGAGGAGGAGGTTTACCCCGATGCCCTGCCCGTGGGGTTGTACGACGACCTGGATGAAGAAGACGCATACGAGTCCGGCGCCACGTCGAAGACGATCAAGCTCTACACCCACGTCGAATACGAAGCCGGCAAGGTCCATTGGTATCAAGAAGCCAAGGGCAAAGAGATCCCTGGGTCCCATGGCATGTGCGACGCCGATGTGAATCCTTGGATTCCCCTGCGCTTCAACCGGGTGGACAGCGAGGAGTACGGCCGTTCGTACATCGAGGAGTATTACGGGGACCTGTTGGCCCTTGAGAGCCTGTACCAGGCCATCATTGAAGGGGCTGCGGCCGCGGCCAAGGTTCTGTTTCTCGTCAACCCCAACGGCACCACCAGGCCACGCACCTTGGCCAACGCTGAGAACGGGGCCATCGTCCAAGGCAACGCTGCCGACGTCACGGTCATCCAGACCCAGAAAGCCCAGGACCTGAACATCGCCAACAGCACCATCGAGAGGATTGAAGCCAGGCTGCAGTTTGCGTTTCTGCTGAACACCGCCATCCAACGACGTGGGGAGCGGGTCACCGCAGAGGAGATCCGCTACATGAGCCAGGAGCTGGAGGCTGGCATCGGTGGCCTGTACTCAATCCTTACCCAGGAGCTGCAGCTGCCACTGGTGCGTCGGTTGTTGCACGTTCTCCGCAAACAACGCAAACTTTCGCCATTCCCGAAGGGCCAAGGTGGTGTGCCATTGGTCAACCCCAGGCCAGTGACAGGCCTGGAGGCGATCGGTCGTGGCGATGACCGGAACAAGTTGATCCAGTTCATCACCACTGCCACCCAGACCTTGGGCCCTGAGGTGATTGCCAAGTTTGTGAATGTCGATGAAGCCTTGCGTCGTTTGGCGGCAAGTGAATCTATCGACACCACGAACTTGGTTAAGTCCAAGGACCAGCTACAACAAGAGGCAGCTGCTGCTCAACAACAACAACAGCAAGCTGCGCAACGTGACATGCTGATGACTGGCCTTAAGTCATCAGCAATGGCACAAGTCGCCAACAACTACACCCAGCAAGGAGCACCTTATGGCCCGCAATTCCCAGATGGCACGGACCCAGGACAACCCGGAGCAATGCCCAACGCCCAACCAACCCCCCCAA